GATGAAGCGCGAGGTCAGGCAGAAGGAGCTCGCCCAGATCTTAGGGCTCACCACCCGCCAGATCCGCAACCTGGAGGCGGCGGGTCTGCCCCATCGAGCGGAGGGGAATACGAAATGGTACCCCCTGCCCGATGCCGTGATCTGGTACACGGAACGGAAGGTCGAATCTGCGCTGGCAGAGGCGCAGAGGACGGACTACGAAGAGGCCAGAGCGAGGGAGATGGCGGCCAGGGCCGAGAAGGCCGAACTCGAGGTCGCCAAGATGCGGGGCGAGCTAATCCACGTCGATGACCTGGAACGACTCTTTTCCGCGCCCCTGGCGCAGATGCGCGCCAGGCTACTCGCGCTTCCTGGCCGGATCGCGAGCGCGCTTCCGATGCCGCCGGTTGATGCGCTGGAGATCATCGAGCCGATCGTCCACGAGTTCATGGCGGAGCTGTCCGAAGATGACGCGGACGAAGACGAAGCCGACGACGACGCCTAGCTACCGCTCCCACTCGTCTGCCGTGGCGGAGTGGCGCAGGCGTCGTGCGTCCATCCGCCGGCAACTCCTGCGCCCGCCGCCCCGGCTCTCGATCGCGGAATGGGCCGATAGGTACCGCGTCATCCCGCCCGGCACGTCCCCAGAACCCGGCCCCTGGCGCACGGACCGCGTGCCCTACCTTCGGGGCATCATGGACACGCTGTCGGACCGCAGGGTCCAGCGTGTCGTGGCGATGCTCGCCTCGCAGACCGGCAAAACCGAGGTCGCACTCAACGCGATCGGCTACTACATCGACCAGGAGCCGAGCCCGATCCTCGTGGTCCAGCCGAACGAGAAGCCGATGGCGGAGGCGTTCAGCAAGGACCGCCTCGCGCCGATGATTGCCCATACGCCGGCGCTCCGCGACAAGATCAAGCCGGCTCGGGCGAAGGACAGCGGGAATCAGGTGCTCCACAAGGTCTTCCCGGGCGGCTACATCAGCATCACCGGGGCGAACAGCCCTGCCGGCCTCGCATCCCGCCCGATTCGCGTTGTCCTGCTCGACGAGGTGGACCGCTACCCGCCATCTGCCGGGGCGGAGGGCGATCCGGTTTCACTCGCGATCCAGCGCACCGCAAATTTCGCCTGGACCAAGAAGATCTACATCGTCTCCACGCCAACGATCAAAGGCCACTCACGCATCGAGCGCGAGTGGGAGCGATCAGACCAGCGGCGCTTCTTCGTTCCGTGCCCTGAGTGCGGCCACATGCAGCATCTTCGGTGGGGTGGACCGGGCGAACCCGGCGGGCTCAAGTGGGAGAAGAGCGAGTACCGGGACGATCTGCCGCACCGCCACGGTGACGTCCGTCGAGGCAACACGGTTCATCATACCGCGACGGCGTCGTACGAATGTGAGCAGTGCCGCGCCCTCATCCCCGAGAGCGCGAAGACGTGGATGCTCCGGTGTGGACAGTGGCGGGNAACGAACCCGGACGGNCAGTTCCCGGGCTTCCATCTCAATGCCTTGTATTCTCCATGGGTCACGTGGCAAAGCCTGGCGGAGGAATGGCTGGAGAAGAAGGACAACCCTGAGGCGCTCCGCACCTTCATCAACACCAAGCTCGCCGAGCCGTACGAGGAACGGGGCGAGGCGCCGGACTGGCAGCGGATCTATGAGCGCCGGGAATCGTACCCGATGGGCCGGTGCCCCGAGGGTGTCGTCTTTCTCACCGCCGGCGTGGACGTCCAGGCAGACCGCATCGAGGCTTACGTCTGGGGATGGGGCTACGACAAGGAAAGCTGGCTCATCGACCACGTGGTCATCCCCGGCGACCCGTATAACCCCGAGACGTGGCCGGGACTCACCGAACTCCTTCACCGCTCCTACCCGACAGCGGCGGGCGAGACGCTCCCGATCGCCCGACTCGCGATCGATACCGGGTACGCCCAGGAGACGGTGATCGACTGGGCGCGGAAGGTCCGCGATCCCCGGGTGATGCTCATCAAGGGCGACCACTGGAAGAACTGGACGATCATCGTGGGCTCCCCAAGCCGGACCGAGGTCACGTACCGGGGCCGGAAGACCGGCCTGCAACTCTGGCCGGTGGGCGGTGCGCTCATCAAGCAGGAGACCTACGGCTTCCTCCGCCTTCCCGCGCCGGTGGACGGACAACCCTATCCGCCTGGCTGGATTCACCTGCCGATGGTGGATGAAGAGGTAGTGCAGCAACTCGTGGCGGAAGACCTCGTGACCCGGGTTGATTCGCGAGGCTTCACGGTGCGCGAGTGGGTGAAGCACCGGCCACGGAACGAGGCGTTGGACTGCCGCGTCTATGCCCGGGCGGCAGCGGAACAGATCGGGCTATCTCGGATGGAGCGGCCGGCAGAGCCGAAGCAGCAGCGGCCGGCGCAGCCGGAGACGGAGGATAGGGTGACGGACGTGGCGCCGCGTCGGCGTGTTGCCCGGGGCGGTGATTGGCTCGATATACCTCGACGGAGAGGAGGATGGCTGTGAGCACGGAAACTTTCACATTTGAAGACCTGGAGCGCATCGACAAGGCCATCGCCCAGGGCGTCCTCTCGGTGACGTTCGCCGATGGGCGAAAGGTCGAGTTCTCGACGTTTCAGGAACTGGTGAGCCGCCGGAACTTCATCGCCCGCATGCTCGGGCTCGAGGGTGGCCGCCAGCGGCTCTTGGCCGAGTATCGGAAGGGGGTGACGCCGTGAACCTGCTAGACAGGGCGATCCGGGCGATCTCGCCCGGCTGGCACGCGAAGCGGGAGCTCGCCCGCTTCCGCGCCGATGCGATCCGCGCGTACTACGATGGCGCGACGATCGGCCGCAGGGGCGCGAGCATACGCCGGAGCGCGGCCGATGCGAACGTCATCACCGCCGCGACACTACCGCGCCTCCGGGCTGGTGCCCGCGACCTGGCAAGGAACAACCCGTGGGCTCTTAGCGCGGTGGAAGCGATCGTCGCGGAAACTGTCGGCACGGGAATCGATCCGCAGTTCATGCGGAACGGCGAGCGCGCCCGAGACATCGAGGAGTTGGAGCGCCGCCACCTCGACACGACCGCTTGTGATGCGGCCGGGAAGCTGAACTATCACGGCCTCGTCTCGCTCGCCTTCCGCACGATCGTGGAGAGCGGCGAAGTCATCATCCGCCGNCGGTGGCGGCGGTTGAGCGACGGGCTTCCCGTGCCGNTACAGTTCCAGGTGCTCGAACCTGACTACCTCGATATCTCCAAGGACGGCCCGACGCCGACCGGCGGGCGGATCGTCCAGGGCGTCGAGTTCGACGCGATCGGCCGGGTGCGGGCGTACTGGCTCTTCCCCGAGCACCCCGGTGGGCGCTACGGCACCGGCCAGTCTCAGCCTGTCCCGGCCCGCGACATCATCCATGCCTACGATGTCAAGCGCCCCGAACAGGTCCGGGGCATCCCGTGGCTGTCTCCCGTCATGCTCCGGCTCGCCGACTTCGCGGACTACGAAGAGGCGCAACTGGTCCGGCAGAAGATCGCGGCGTGCTTCGCGGTCTTCGTGCGGGAAGCTGTGGGGAGCGGACTTCCGGCCTCCGTCCGCCAGGAGGGCGACCAGCTCATCGACCGCCTGGAGCCGGGCATCGTCGAGCGCATCCCGTTCGACAGCGAGATTAGCTTCGCGCAGCCGCCCGGGGTCGAAGGATATGACGAATACGCGGCCGTCTCGCTCCGCGCGATCGCGTCCGCGATGGGCATCAGCTACACGACGCTCACGGGCGATCTGACGCGCGTGAACTTCTCAGCGGGCCGGCTCGGCTGGCTCCGTGAGCAGCGGAACATCGCCCGCTGGCAGAGACACATCGTCATCCCACAGATCTGCGAGCCGCTGTGCCGGTGGTTCTTGGAGGCGGCGGCGATGATAGGCGTGGATACGGAGGGTGTGACGGTCCAGCACATCCCGCCGCGTCGGGAGATGATCGACCCAACGAAGGAGGTGCCGGCGGAGCGGGAGGCGATCCTCTCCGGCCAGAAGACACTCACGCAGGTCATCCGCGAACGCGGGCGCGATCCGGTCGAGCATCTGCGGGAGTACGCGGCAGACCTCGCGCTCTTGGATGAGCTCGGGTTGTCCGGCCTCACGTCGGACCCGAGAACGCGGGCGCTCGGCGTGGGCCGGTCCGCGCCGGCGGATACCGAATCGGCCCGAGAGGCCGCGTAACACGCGAGAGGGGACACACATGCACGACACGCTGAAGGATCGGATTCGGGCGTATCTCCGCGACCATCCAGGCGCAAGCAAGCGAAAGATCGTGGTTGCGGTGGGTGGCTCGCCGAACGATGCCTTCGCGGCGATCCAGGCGATGATCGACGCGGGCGAGATCGCCTACGAGGCGCCGGATGGGCGCGGGAAGCCGGGCCGCTGCACGCTGGTCGAGGCGGAGCCGAATGACATTACAGCCGACTGGAAGCCGGCCGTCAGGTGTCCGAAGTGCCATCGTCCGCCGGCGATCCGGTTCACGGAGCGCGAAGTGCTCAGGGCACGGCGGGACCGGCAATCCGCCCGCATCCAGAACTACCGCTGCAACCGCTGCGGGACGGTCTACTGGATCCAGGCGAAGCATATCGCCGCCGCGACTCTTGACGCGGAACTTCGGTGCGCCTAATTTGTAGTTTAGGAAGGTCACAATTCGACGCGACGGGGCACGCCCCCTTTCCGCCACGCAGGCGGGGAGGGGGCGTGTTGTTTTGGGGCCAGGTATGGAAAACGAGCCGAAGGCGCAGATCCTCCAAGACGGCACGCTCATGCTCGCCGGTGTGATCGGCGACGAGCTGGACGGCCTCACGTCCGCGCGGGTGATCTCGGAGATCCGCGCGCTCGGGAAGGTCGAAGAGCTGCGCGTCCTCATCAACTCGCCCGGCGGCCGTGTCGCGGAAGGGCTCGCGATCTACCACGAGCTCGCCACGCATCCCGCCCGCGTGGTCGTGGAGATCGCCGGGGTCGCTGCGTCGATGGCGTCCGCGATCGCGATGGCGGGCGACGTGGTCAGGATCGCCAAGAACGGCATGCTCATGATTCACAACCCGCTCATGAATGCCGTAGGCAACGCGGACGATCTGCGCCGGGCGGCCGAAATGCTGGACCAGTTCGGCACCAGCCTGGTCAACATCTACGCGACGAAGACGGGTNTGCCCGAGGACAAGATCCGTGAGATGATGGNGGCTGAGACGTGGCTGACGGCGGAGGAAGCCCTGGCACTGGGCTTCGTCGATGAGATCGTCGAGCCCGTCCCGGCCAAGGCGTTCGCTGACATCGATGTCAGTGGACTGGTATCCGTACCCGCCGCACTGACGCGGCTCATCAGGGAGGGACGTATGTCGGCAACGGCACAGAAGGACGCGGAGGCCAAGGCCGTGTCCACGCCGGCGACTGAGCCCGCCGCGACGGCCGGCGGGACGGAGCAGGCGACGGTGGAGGCCACGGTCGAGAAGATCCTGGCCGCCGAGCGTGAGCGCACCAAGCAGATCTACGCCATCGCGAGCAAGTCGGGGCTCGGCGATGCGTGGGCGCGCGAGCAGATCGAGCGCGGCGCGACGGTCGAGCAGGCGCGCGCTGCGGCGCTCGATGCACTGGTCGAGCGGCAGAAGGGTGAGGGGCCGAGCCCGATCCCGGCTGGTGTCACGGTGAGCGCCGATGAGCGCGACAAGTTCATCGAGGGCGCTGTCAACTGGCTGGTGGTCAAGTCCGGCAAGGCGGGCATCGTCGCCCAGCACACGAAGCGGCAGCCCGACCCGGGCGAGTTCCGGGGAATGACGCTCCTGGACCTCGCGAAGGCGTGCCTGGAGCGGTCTGGGGTGTCGGTCCGTGGCCGCGACAAGATGGAGATCGCGCGGCTGGCGCTGGCGAGCGCGAACGCGGGGCTCGGGACGCGTAGCGACTTCCCGATCCTGCTCGAGAATGCGCTGCACAAGATGCTGATGGCGGCCTACTCCATCCAGCCCGACACGTGGCGGCGCTTCTGCGCGGTCGGGTCGGTCTCCGACTTCCGTCCGCACAAGCGGCTCCGGCTCGGCAGCTTTAGCCGACTGGACCCGAAGCTGGAGAGCGGCGAGTTCCGGCAGAAGCACTTCCCCGATGCCGAGAAGGAAGAGATCGCGGCCAGCGTCTATGGCAACATCGTCGGCCTGAGCCGTGAGGCGATCGTGAACGACGACCTCGACGGCTTCAGCCGGATGGTCACGATGCTCGGCCGTGCGGCGGCGCTGTCCATCGAGATCGACGTCTATGCGCTGCTCACTGAGAACGGTGGGCTCGGCCCGATCATGAGCGATGGC